CCATAGGCGTTTGTGCTTCAGGAACCCCCATCCTGGTCAACAAACCAGAGACAGCCTGTGATGTTGGCTGCATGACTTGTCTGCCAGCAATCAAATTTACAAGGTTCGTCAAAGCATCTGCCGCAATGTTTGGCAACGCCAAAGCACTTGTTACACCTGCCCTGGTCGTCAATCCAAGTTGTCGACCGATCTCTCTTACATCTGTCCCCGGGAATGCAGCCATTGCCCTTTGACGAACATCAGAAACAATATCTGTTGTCCGTGGTTGTGGTTGTCCAGAAAGCATTTGTAGGGTTTCATTGGACAAAGAGGCAAGATTGCCTGATGCAATTGCCTCTAACTCTTTGTCAGACAGTCTTGCTAAATCTATCATTGCCCCCTCCTGCGTTTTTCAAGTTCTTGCCGAGCCATTGATTGCAAGTCTTGAGGAATTGCCTGCGGTTGAACCTGAACTGGAGAAGGGATTGGCGTTGGAATCGTAGATGCAGCACGACCTGATGCAATCTCCGCAGAACGAAGGATGTTTTGCAATCGCTGTTGCTTTGTTTTAATCTGTTCTTGTTTATCGCCAAGTTGAGGGAAGTAAGATTTTCTATAACCTTCAAGCTGCTCTTTTGTATATGCAGCTCCAGTTCCAAGTGTTAATGCTGCATCAAGCACATCTAACTGAGCTGCCTCAACAACTTGTCGTTGTGCAGGCGTGAGTTTGTTTGCCAAGAAATCACTACCCGTGATGTATTTAGCAATTTCCGCTGAAGTATTTGGCAGTGCAGCTTTTGGATCAGCTCCAATTGCCTCATTCATTTGCGTGACAGAAAAATTCAGTCGATTAGAAAGCACCGCTGCCTTGCGCTCTTCACCAGTCGGCACATTAACTGTTGTTGTGCTAACCGGGCGTTTAGCTTGCAAAAGATCAATGTATGCCTTCTTGTCAGCCCCTGATAATTTTTGGAAATCAAGAAATTCTTGAATTGCACCGGCAGGCTTATCTGGCGCTGTATAAAGCGGTTGCATTGTGTCTTTATCAAGAACCACATTACCAACAGTTACCGTGTCTCGCTTCTTGGTTCCAGCCACAAGAGTTGGCGCACCACCAAATCTAGGCACTTCATATAACTGGCCTCCAACCTCCTTGTAAGTTGGCGCAAATTCAGCAAGTGCCTTCCTTCCCTCTGGAAGCATCATCAATTGGGGGGCAATAGATTGCACATCAAGCCTGGCAGGTTGCGGAACGTTTGGCCCCATGACCTGCTGACCAGTAATATCCATCAAAGGTGTTTCTGTGGTCACCTCCGGTTGGTAAGCGCCTGCAATCCTTTGTTCAACAAACATCTGCCTGCGTTTTGCCGCTTCTGCCTCTGCCCTTTGTTGTTGCATCTGTTGCAACTGCGCCATCTGTAGGCGATCTGCCATCTGGCCTTTCATCGCTTGCTGATAGGCTTGCTGGCCCATCTGTAGACCCTGCGCGATAGATTGACCAGTCTTACCACCTTGGAACAAACGACCAGCAAGTGCATATAAAGCCTGCGCCTGGGCATCTGCTTGCGCCCGTTTAATGTCCTCTGGGGTCATCCCCAAAAGACTCAAACTCTCGCCGCCACCAGTACCGAACACATCAAGAAGGCCAGCCATGTTTAATCTCCAAAGAGTTTGTTCCAGCCACTAGATAGCCAACCAGTGTTCTTCTCAATGCCTGCAAGGGTTGCCGCAGTACCCAACAAGTTCTGCAAGGTAGATGGGCCTTGCTCATATTGCATTGGCCTTCCCAAAGGATTGCCATAGACCGCATTGAGGTAATTGGCAATATTTTGTTGAGGCTGGTTTTGCAAGAAGTTGAACCGCTGAATATCGCCCTGGAGTTGCTGTCCAAGATACCCCTCTCTTAACTGGCCTGCTTGCAATAGATTCTGGATGTCTTGGTAATCAGTCTGCGCCATCGCAGGTGCAGCCATTGTTGCCGCTTGCTGTCGGGCACGCTCTGCCTCGTAGTTCTGAAAAGCCAGTTGTCCTGCTGTGTTTGCCAAAGACTGTGCAAACTGACCGGCAGCGCGGTTTTGTAGCGTATCCATAGCCCCACCACCATACCGACCGGCTTTACTTGCGGCAGAGCCAATAGACCCTAAAGCAGTCTCAAACTGTTGTTGCGCGGCTTGTGCGGCTGGTGCAAACGCACCCTGAAAGAACGGATTCCCGCCAAGATACTGCCCACCGACAGTCCCCATCAACTGCTGTTGCGCTGCTTGAGCCAGTGGCGAACCACCCATTGCCCGAGCCTCTAAAGCCTGAAGACCGGTCTGCGTGGTTTGCGTGGGGGAAACAAAGGTCTGACCAGGGTAGAACTGTGGCCCACCCTCTTGGTAGAGTCTCTGTGCTTCAGTCAGGCCATACTTCAAGAATGGCTGGATGACGGGATCAATTTGGGTTGCCATGTTCACTCCTTAGTGACGGATTCCACAGCGGTTGATCCTGCGAATCCATTATAAGCACTTTTAACCAATAACAACATAGGCATATGTTTTATCAGCAGTGCTGTTTGCGAAATGCGTCAATGTCGCAGACCCCTTGGTTTGGGCACTGGCATAAACGCTGTAATCTCCTGCGGCTGTTGTCCCGTTCGATGAGACATAGTTCACAGTCACAATCGCAGAGGGTGTTGCCGGTCTGGTTGGTGTTGTTTGAGTTGGTAGTTGCTCAATCCGCACATTGGTGGATGTTGTGTGCCACATGATTTCTACATAATCATTGGCGTTCATCTCAATCCAAAAATTGAGCGCGGCAATTAAGTGCCCATCCGTACCACCGTGACTGTTAGGTATTGAGAACCTGCTGTTTGAGTTGGCAACATCAGTCCCGTTCTTTCTGAACCAAATGTCCACATCCTGAATCTGCACATCAGTGTTTGCAAACTGTATACTAAATTGCACGTTGTAGATGCCATAACTCTTGACATTTAGTCTTGAGTCGTTGCTTACAGTCACCCCATTGGTGAAGTCTGTGGTGTTAAATTTGACCGCATACGCAGCGGTTGTGCTTGCAGCGGCCTGGTCTGTGGAGTCCTGAAAAGCCCCATAGGGTGTGCTGTCTGAAAAAGCAGCCGCAGAGAATGGGATCAGGAAAATCTTGGAATCAGGACTGATCCTGGCATCCGTCAGGGTTGTGGTTGTTGCGTTTCCGGTCGCCAGCGTCACCAACCCGGTGTTGTTTGATTTACCATTCATCAGCCCATTGACGATCTCAGCGGTAGCCCGAGGGTCACCACCAAAAGCCGGGAGCGTTCTAAATTGGACTGTCATCTCACACCCTGACCTGTGATCTCAATATCCACCCCCACAGCGGTTGTCCAGTTATCGCCAGTTGGGGTAACTTTCAGTCGGTGATAGTTTCCATTGGCCCTTAGAGATACCCTGTTTTCAGAGTCTGCCGCCACCGCAGTGCCAAAGGTCAAACCATCGCTCAAAAGCGTTCTGGAAGCGACAGAAACAGTTGCAGAGCCGTTATCTACCTGCGGACGAGCCAAGGTAATCACAGACCTTGTTCCTGCCCCCACATCCCCCGTAGTGATATATCCAGTAGCGTTTGGCCCGTTATAAGTAACGACATACGCCCCGTCCGTTCCACCCAGGAAATACTTTCCACCCATATACAAAACCGAATCCAGAGAAACCACCAGGGCATCGATGCTTGGGTTGATGGAGTCAAGCTGCTCAAGGGTCACCGCAGCAGTAGAGGCATCGGAAACGTAATCAGCGTCCGTGTCTCCATATGTCCATTTCTGGGTCTTGAAGTTGTAAATTAACAACTGTCTTTGTGAGAACTTGGTTTTGAAGTTCCAGATCACCAGCTTACGAATGGGGTCAATCGCTGCGCTCATGTTCTCAAAATCTGTCTCATCAGCGTTAGCAAAGAACCAGCGATCTACCTTCTCAGAACCAATCCCAACGACCTGTTGACCATCACACATATAGAACCCGTCATCAGACAGGAAGAAAGTCACCCCTTGAATCTGTGCGATAGAGGAAGCCGCAAGACAACCCTTTCCCCTAGAGATGTTGTCAAACTGGAACACAAAAGGTGTCCCAATATAGGTCATGCGGTGGATAGCCCTCTCCATAAACACCAGGCCAAACTCACCACCACGAATCCCAAGAATCTGCCCACCATCAGGAATGTCCTGAAAATCAGCTTGTGTGACCTGACTAGAACCCCATGCGGTTTCATCATTGATCCCAGACCACCTGACCCTGGTTGGGTAGACAGTGCTGCTTTCAGTAGTAAAAGCGGTCACCACAAAATCCCGAACAACTGTCAGAAACTTACAGATCGGCGCTCCAGCAGCAAGATCAGCAAATAGTGATGATGTCCCCAAAGTAAACGCTTGCATCGGGTTGCTGTTGTTTGTCCCAATGATGACCTTGCCAAACTGCGTAAACCGAAATCTGTCGTTATTCGCACTCGGGGAATAGTTACCTGATTTCGATACGTTAGTAACAACACCAACACCAGAGACATCAAATATCTTCGTCAGTCCAGCAGCAAATAGCTTCGTGCCGCCTGTGGGCGTTTTAGCCGCAACCAGTGTGGTCAGGTTTTGATCTGCCGCCTGCGAGAACACAGCAGCCGTAGGTAGTGGGCCATAACCAACTGCCTGAGATACAACATTCTTTGCATCCGTCAAAGCCCCTGTAACACCAGGCTGATCAGGCATCCACTCACCAAAGTTTATCCTTGTCGTAGCCATGTGTTACTTCCTTGTGCTTGGTCTGCCCAGGTATTACTGTTGGCAGCATCAACAGTCCAGTTATTGACCGATACATCTATCGGTGTCCAAGTGTTTGTATCGCTTGCACCAGGTGTCCATGTGTCCGTACTCACCGGGATCGGTGTCCAGTTTCTGCCATCCTGACTAGCGCAGGTAATTGTCGTTACAACATCAATGTATGCAACCCCGGCAAGAACTGCACTGGCATTGCAAGTGACTGTACCAACACAATCAACACTGGCCTGCCCATCAGCAATAATGCCGCCCAAAGCGGTGAACGTGCCATCACAAGTAATGCTGGCATCACCAAGACGAACCCTGATTGCATCTGCTGTAACAGTGGCATCCGAGGTGATCGATGCAACACCATTCGCAACAATCCCACCGAGACAAGTTACGCTTGCATCAGCAGTGATTGAAGCATCACCAAACTGCACCCTTGTCCCGGCACATGACACAGAAGCCAGAGCAGAAACATCGGCAGAGCCATACTGGACTCTTGTTGCATCGCAAGATACAGAGGCACTTGCATCAATCTGGGCAGAACCAAACTGAACCCTGGTGGCATCGCAAGAAGCAGAACCAGAAACATCAATCGATGCGCTTGCATACTGCACACGCACCGCATCAGCAGTAAAGGTTCCATCTGAGGTTACAGATGCCGCACCGAACTGGACACGGATTGCATCCAGACTTACAGATGCAGTGGAGCTTACAGAACCGTAAGCATCCCAAAGAGTGACAGAGGTTGTATATAGTGGGCTGTCAAGCGTGAGCGTAAGATCATCGATGCTCGACTTTAAGTTGTCGAGCGAATCTATCGTCCACGGTGGCAGCAGATCAGCCATTACGCCAGCGTCACACTCAGCGAACCAACCGCAACACGGAACACATCACCAGTTGCAATGGTCTTTGAAGCATCCAAAGCGGTATGGAACAACAAGTTACCACCCGTTGAGGCATCACGAATCCCGACATATGCAACTGTCCCCCATGACCCTGTGGCCTGCGGGAACTCAATCGCAGCAGTGTTCGTTGTCACCCCGTTGCTCGGCGCACCAAAGGTAATCGACTGCCGCGCATAAGCGTTGCCAGAAACCTCAGTCCCTGTATCCGCATCAGTCGGGTCAGTCGTGTAAAGCCCAAGATACACAGTCGCAGGACTTGTGTATGACGTATTGCGAAGAACCGCATTGATAAGTGCGTTCTCCAAATAATTACTCATTTCAGCCATTTTTTACCTCGCTACGGTTCGCATTGCCAAAGGAACACCAGAATACTGACCTTGCTCGTCAGACCTGGTAAGGGAACTCATGGCACGATCAAACATGACACTCCATGTGTTGACTCGCGCATCGTTCATCAAATACGGCTCGGCCTCAATCAAAGCCCCGTAAAGCAATGCATCTGGCGTATTTGCCAGGAATACATTGGAGGTGTTGGAATCACTCAGGTACGCAGGAGCTGCGTAATAAAGCAATTTCAGCGTGTAAACCCCATCAGGGATTGGTGATAACTGGAACTCATTAGCCAGAACTGTGTAGTCCAATGGCTTGCCAGAACTCCAAGACCTTGTGTCTCTATTGAAGGCAGAAGGACTTGCATAGGCTAGAGGCTGAACAGGACTGCCAGTAACAACAAAATCCCTAACCTCAAGAAAATCATTAGGAAGCTCGACAGTAGCATCGCCAGAAGTTGTGGAGGTGGTGACAGTTTTGAGCATCTGACGAATCCGCACATCTCTTCGCAGGCGAATCTCAGCAAGCTGAATAAAGTCAGGAATTTGTGTGGTCAAGTCTGAACGAGCCAGATACCCGGCAACCGTAGTCTTGAGATCAGAGTAACTGGTGAAGGCCATCAGATAACTCCTGGTCGAGTGCGCCAAGCGCGATTTTCAGGGTTGTTCAGGAACATCGCAAACCGGGCATGATCTACCACTTGGAACCCGCGCATGATGCCCTGTCGATTCAAGTCATCAATGGCAGTAAAAGGAATTGAGGCAATCTTGTTGCCAAATACCTCGTCAGACCATCGCGCCCGTTCATCGTAAGAGTTGAACTCTTTTTTGTTTTGTTCAACCAAAGCAGTGACATCCTGAGCAGTCTGAATAATCAAACCACCCTCGCCATCAGCATGAGCAACGGATTTACGATATTCGGTCATGGTCAAATTCTATCAGTTACGCTTAAAAGAAAAAAGCCCCGACCTTGTGGGCCAGGGCTTCTTTTGGGTCACACCGGATTAGGGAGTGATGTCGGCAATGATGCCGTGTGCGGCTTCGTTCTTGACCTCAAGGGTCAGTTCAGCCAGGAGCTGGGTCATCTCAGAGTCACCAGTCTTAGCCAGTTCATTGGTCTGGAAAGGACGCAGGTAAGCAACAGCAGCCATGTCAGGATCAACCACAAAAGCGGTCTCATCGCATGAATTGGTGCTGTTCATGAACCTGTTCGGAACGACCGAAACTGTCCCGAAGTCGCTGAGGTACACATCAGCAGCGCCGATGATGGTGGTAGGCTCGTTTGAAGGAGCCATGTAACGCTGGGCAGCGATACCGGCAAAAGCCGATACGGTCTGCTTGTGACCAGGGTTGACCATCAGCACTTTCGGGTTGCCACCAGACTGATAAACCTCTTTGATGACGGTCTTCAGTTCGGTTTCAGTGAAGGTGCGGTTCGTGCCGTTGGTACGGGCAGTCGTTCCCAGAGAACCAGCAGAGCCACCCACACCGAAGTCGCCGTTCGTAGCCAGCCACGCCTGCAAGCCACCCAGTTTACGGGCAGTGCTGGAGTTGCCGTTCGTAGCGGTTTGGTTCGACAGCAGCGTCAGTTCGATGTCGCGCTTAACTTCAGCCGAAGCCTTAGCCAATTGGTCATTTATGTTTGTCAAGATTCGTTACTTTCTTGACCCTCTTTCGAGGCTTGTACTTTCATACAAGATCAGACTATATCTTCACCCATTTCTGGGGCTAGGCACTTCGGATCACTTGATCCTACGGGATTACTCCCTAGTCGTTGAACCTTCACCTTATGCGGTGCTTGGCTGCTGAT